TTTTCTTAATTTATCAACCCTAAACATGAGCATGAACTTTACATCGCTTTCTATTGTAAAGACATGAATCCACCATTTTGCTTCTGTTGTTGAAATACCAGACGGTTTTCCTCTGGACTTGATTTCTATTGCAGCGTTTCCAGTATCTGCCCAAATATCTCTTTCGGTCTTTACCTCAATTGAGCCTTCGCCCTCAAATAATTTTCTAACCTTTTCTTCATATATTTGACCAAAATCTAGGTCTATATCAAAATTTCCCATTTAATTTAACCACTGTAACTTCAGTTGGTCTTTATCTGTGCTTATTTCTTTATTGTGAACAATGTGAAGTATATATTTTCCGATTTCCGGATTCACGCTATTTCTTATGATTTGGTCTTTTCTATGCTTAGTTTTAATTTCTGTTAAGTCAAATACGCCAGTCCTAGAAGAACCTCTTTCATTGTGGGTAAGATTGTCTCCAAAGTCTTTATTCGGAATATAAAAATTTGACCACATTAAATGCCTTCCCAGTTTCTGGCTTGGAGGTATTAAAGGTTCGTAATAAGGGTTTACATTTTCAACCACCCATTTGATATTTGTGTTTTTTGTAAAGTTTTTAAGAAATAATATCTCTGCCCACAGTTTCATATCGGGCATAACAGCGTCATAACTACCTGATTTACTTGCCATCATCCTAACCTTGCTATGTGATTGGCAAGGTGGACTACTCCAAATAAAATCAAATTTTTTCCAATTCGTTGCTAAGTATTCATGCGCATCCCCAACAATGACCTTATCTTTTGGGAAAAATGACTTATATATACTTGCTATTTCTTTGTTTTTTTCAACAGCAACAATTTGATTTTCACCTGACCAATATTTGCGATTACCCCCAACGCCAGCATAAAGATTTAAAATTTTCATATCTTACGCTTCAACAAAGTCTGCTGCGCTGAACATTTGACCGGTCTCCCAATCCACTTCCGTAACTGGCGGAGGTGCTAACCATTCTCCTTTTTCATTCTGTTCAACATCTGGCGCCCATATATCGTCTATTGCCCATCGTAATGCATCTAGCGTATCTTTTTTAAATGTTCCATGTTCTTTAAAGTTTAAAAGTTCTGTTTCTAATTCTTCATGGGTTTCTTTTAAAAAAACAGAATGTGATGCAAAATGTGGCTGCATTTGTTTAATGCGGTAATATTTAGCCTTAATTGCCTTTCTAGTATTGATATTATAAAATCTTCCTGTTTCTTTTGAATGCCTACGAACATAATCCGCTAACATGACATGACCAGTTTCTTCAATTTTTATATCTCTTGGATGATACATGTCTGCTAGCTCAAATAATTTATCAGCACCGTCCATCGGTGCGACTTGCCCTCTAAAGTAATCAAGTACATAAATATTATACTCTTTATCTACAGCAATTACCATTATTACAGTATAATCTGCTTTTACATTCTCGCTTGATGCAGGGTCGACTCCCAAAAAAATATTAACAGGTAGTTTTATTCTTCTTCCCTCGTCAGTTCTCATGATAAAACTTTGCTCATCCTCATACATGTATCTACCCTCCCAGTATCTCATGTCTGTTGATTTGAATATACGAAAACTATCATCAACTGGGATATTTTGATATTCTTGATAAAAATAGGCTATGTCCCCCTCTGACTTCAATCTTTCTTTTTCAGCCATCAACCACGAATACGGTCTTCTATCCTTCCAAAGAACTTTTACGTTCCCTTTTTTGTCCAGAAATTCATTTCCAGAGGTAGAAAACTTTCCGCTTGGCAAATCTTGCGGAACTGCCTGAAAAAATAACGACCTCCAGCCCTTGACCTTGTAATTTCCTTCTTTATCGTAAGCAAGTGGACCGGCAATTCTGTTTAAATAAGCATCTGTATCCACGATTGTACCTATAAATACAAGCTTTGCATCTCCAGAACCGGGAATTACGGCTGCATTCAGCCATCTTCTAAATTTATCTCGTGCTGTAGGGGTAGTGCTATTTGACTCACCCTCTCCATCGTCAATTATTGTTAAGGTTGGACGATAGGCTCCATATTTTAATCCACGAACTTTTTGACCAGTACCACGAATAAGGCATTTGCACATTACGCTCGGCTTCCCATATTCGTCAACTGCCCCTATGACCTCTTTTTCTTCTTTTCCCCATACAGCGCCTTTCCTGTCGCCAAAAAAATACTTTATTTTAGGATTGAACTCAATCTCATTACCAATCGCCTCAAGATTGTACTTCGACTGCATCTCAGATTCAGAAATAAGCAATAAAAAGCGTTCTTCTCCAAACAAAATACGATGAAGTGGGTATATGAGATTTATGAATGTAGATTTAGCATGGTCTCTAGGGGCAACAACGGCTAATTTATCGCCGCTATTCATGTCTATTAGGGTTTTCGCTATTTCTTTATGAAAATCTGGCGATTTAGAGCGACAGTGATAATGCATTGAATTATCAGGGTCTCCAAACAAAACTTCTGCAAATGTGAAAATATCCAAATACATGGCTTCTAACATTTTTTGCTTATCTTTATGCTTTTCCATGCTCACCCATATACAGTTCTAGTGTTTTTAATTGCTCTTTTTGCACCTCTATTTCATCAAGTAGTTCTAATATAAATCTAGCAACAACTCCATCTACGAAATATGGTTCTTCATCAATATGAATTACGCCCGGCTGGGTAATATCTACATCACTACTTTTGGATTGTGGATGATGTGTGTAGTTTTTCGTTTCTGTCGGTTTTCGAGCCATAGGTGGTCTCTGCTATTGTTTTTCTTACGGAAGACAATCTTTTAATGTCGCCATCAGACAGTGCAAACACTCCCTCTATTTGCTCTTCTTTCTTTTCTTTGGTCAAATGACCTAACATATCGCTAACCCTATTGAGTGCGTTAAGTTTCGTCGCAGGTGGAGTTTCCAAGTCTTCAATCATTGATTTATATTGGTTGGCAACATAGTCATCATCAATCCCCATTGCGCTTAATTTATCTCTCATGTTCATGGCAATATATTCCCTAATATGTTTTCTTTTAAGTATCCCCATGCCGCGCCTTAGCGCTTGTTCAGGGTTATTGTCTTTATATATTGATTGGTAGGCAAGAATTATTGACTCTGAGTCCCACATACCTAACTTATCTGTTTTCCCATGTAGGAACAAAGCATCTACGAATGTTCTTTGCTTTGCGGTGGGTCTTACGTTTTTTACTAAATCTTTTCCAAAATAGTATTTATCACGATAATAATTTGGCTGTTCTTGAGCATAAACGTGTTTCTTATGAACACCGCATTCTCCGTAACCAGTACGTATGAAAATATAAGGTTTTTTAGAATTTGCGTGATTTTCTGTACGTCTGCCAATGACCTGTATAACTTTTCCATCTTGAGTCTGTATCCAATCTCCTACCTCAGCTTTTCTCCAGTCATCTACAGGTGTTATATTTAGACTTTTTGATTCTTCTTTAGTATAAACATCAAATGTTTTACCTCTACATTCAACTTTCATCTTTTATTTTAAAGAACCTACAACCCTTATCAACAACATTTGAAGGAATATGTTCTTTTTCCTTGCCTAATTTTTCAAAATACTTACAAAACCCCAAAAATGTCATCCCACCTAATTGTTGATATTTACAATTCCAACAATTCATTAAAAAGGTGCTTTATTTTTATCTTCAACTTTAAATGACACATATTCAGTTCCTGTCTTACCAACCTTTTTCCACCCCGCTATCTTGACCTCTCTACCGCCAATTTTACCTTGACCTGTAAAGTCTGGTTGCTTTTCGCTTGTTTTTTCATTGGTAAATATTGAAAATGTATCGTCTTTTTGTTCGTACGGCATTGTTACTCCTGAATTGGTTAAAAAAATAATTTCAAGCCCCGTAATAAATATAATCATAATCGAATCATAGTTAAAAGTAAAAAGGTTGAATCCGCAACCTAAGGTTTACTTAACCTAAGGTTTATATTTTTTTATATTAATATATACTTCTACTTCTACTTCTATATGCATGGCAATGCCATAGCTTAGCCATTTAAAAAAATGGCAAGGCTATAGCTTGGCTATTTAAGTGTTAATATTGTTAAGGATAGAGGTTTTGTAGATATTCTCTTTAATGTGTTTATATATACATAAGGTGTGTTTATATTGAAAAATTGTGCAAAAAATGGATGGGACGTACCATACGTATGCACACCCCCCTCCGCACGCGTTCGGCTCTGTCGATTTTCGTTGAGTACGCGTTTCGCGTTGACGGTCTCCCTACGCGTAGACGTACCTTATCTTTTTTTTGTCTCGCTTTGCCTCCTATTGCCGACGGTAATACTGATTTGGCTAGGTTTGGCATCATTCCATGGCTAAATTTGGTCATCGCCGACGGCACAACGTCGAAGGCTTTGAACACATACGCATAGCACGTGCGTATATAAACACGCGAAGGACACCCTTCGCGAAGGAGACAAACCATGAGTATTTCAATCATAACACCCAACGACGTAGTCGTTGACAAAGGTAGCGTAAACACCCTAGTCGGAGACATGGAACGCGTAGATATTCCTACGCATGAAGAAGAAGTTGCTCTCCTCGTGTACGAGGAGGACTTTCGTTCGCCTGCGCTCGCGAACTTTATCGCATCCGCGAAGAGTCGCGAAGAGGAGATTTGGGAAGAAGAAGAGTCTCGTGCGCAAGACCGCGCGGTAATTACGCCCGCCGTCTACGACTTCGAAGACGAACTTCAACGACGAGAAGAGTCCGACGTACCGAACGCGCTAGACCACGCGATGAATAGCGCGCTGTCTCAGGGCTTCATTT